ATGTATCTTGTCTGTACGGATACAAGGTCTGGAAGCCAGAGTTTGTTGCTACACTCTTAGGTTAAGCTACCTAACTTGGGCGGGGGTAAAACCCCGCCTATTTTTTCGAGGTCATTATGGCTAAGAAAGACCCACGATTAACTAGGCTTGGTTTAGATAAATATAATCAGCCTAAGCGCACCCCAAAACACCCAACTAAATCGCATGTTGTTGTCGCTAAAGAGGGCGATAAAATTAAGACGATACGATTTGGTCAGCAAGGTGTTAGCGGGTCTCCACGGCGAGCCGGCGAGAGCGATGCAGCTAAAGCAAGGCGCGCATCTTTTAAGGCACGTCATGCTAAAAATATCGCAAAAGGTAAAATGTCCGCTGCGTATTGGGCTGATAAAGTTAAATGGTAAGGGGGTGATCCAATGTACAAGAAGGGCAAAAAGAAAAAGGGTAAGTAATGCCGATACGCAAGACATCAAAGGGCTGGAAGATTGATAACACCGCGGGTTATAGCCGAACCAAAAAAGAGGCAGAGGCTAAACTGAAAGCGATTAAAGCTAGGCAGGGCAGGAAAAAATAATGGTCGATTTAGTTGTTGAAGATGGCTCGATCGTAACTGGTGCAAATACTTATGCGACCATTGCTGAGTATATTGCCTATGCTGCTAATCGTGGCGTGACTGTTACTGATACTGACGCCTATAAGATTCAGTTGATTAAGGCTACTGATTATATCGGATCGAAAGAAAACCAGTTAAAGGGCGACACAGTCGAAAAGGCGCAGCCGCTGGCGTTTCCGAGAAATAACTTAACCGATATTGATGGTTGGTCTTATAACAACGATGAGATTCCATATCGCGTAAAAGAAACGCAAATGAGTCTTGCGCTCGATATAGAGGCTGGAGAAGATTTGTATAACAAGTCTCAGTCTGCTGCGCAGGGTATTAAGCGTGAGCGTGTAGAAGGTGCTGTGGAGGTTGAGTACGCGATATCTAACTCAACTCGCATACCTTACAGCAGTCGCAGCAATGCACTATTGGCAAGTCTGCTCAAATTTAGTGGGCTTGGTATACCACTGGTAATGGCATGAGTGTAGCGTTTTACAACAGCATGGCGGCAACTGCCAAAAAGTTGCTGACCAAGTTTGGTATGGATGTGCCGATTAAACGTACCGCAGGAGGCTCTGTAAACCCTGTGACGGGCGAAACTGTTGCAGGAACTACAACCACCTATACCCCAAAAGGATTGGTCCAGCGGTACGCTGAGGGGCTTATAGACGGCACGAGGATATTGGCAAGCGATCGGCTAGTGATTGTAGATAACACGGTCGAGCCGCTTACTACCGATAAGGTTACTCTGGACTCGCAAGATTGGACGATTGTTAGTGTTCAGCAGGCTAAGCCTTCAACGGTCGGTGTCGTTTACTTTATACAGGCGCGCAGGTAATGGCTAAGATAAAACTAGGCGCATGGGCGGGTAAGACCGCAAAGCAACTTGATGAAATGGCTCGGGCTATACAGATCACGACCTTCAATCAATGCATCTTAAAAACTAGGCGCGATACAGGACGCATGATGGGTAATTGGCAAACTAATGTCGGATCGCCCATAACTACAGAAATAAACCGTGTTGCAGACGAGGATGGACGGCCTGCGGTGCAAGATGTAGAGGCGAAAGTAGTTTCCGGTAATGTTATGTATTTAACTAACAATGTACCTTATTGCGAAGTATATGAGCGCAAAGACGGCATGATGCGCGGCGCAATAGCTAATTTAGAAAGAAACACTAGGCGCGCAGCTGAGGAATATGACAAATGAGCTTGAAGATAGATCAAGCGTTTGTTAACTCGTTTATCAATGGTAGCTTTGGCCTTGAGACTGACTACCAGAATTTGCCATATACGCCTACGGCGCAAACTGCTTTTGCAGAACTAAATAATTTGCCTAATGAGATAAGCCCTTTATCTCTGAAGGACGCAAACGAAACAAATGGTATATTTCGCATAACGCTTAGATATGCCGCCGATACTGGAGCGATTGCCGCAAAGACGAAAGCAGAAGAAATCATGGCTTACTACCCTATCGGTAGCACCGTGACATATTCTGGTCAATCTGCGACAATCACTCGGGTACAACGCCAAGCCGGATTTAACGAGGATGGCTGGTATACGATAATTGTTGATATAACCTATAGGGCTTTTATAACGAGGTGATACTATGCCTGATTCAGCACAATTATTGGTAGACAGCACGATTGGCATTTCTGCCACTCTGCCTTCTACTTTCGATGACGATGGAGCCACCGGCTACCCTTCTTTGACTTTTACCCTTGTTGGTCAAGTTACTGATTGGACTCCCGGCGGTCAGACTTACACTATCACTACAAGCAATCCTATTGCACAGCGTGGTACTGATAAGTTTAAAGGCACTTTTAACAATGACGCGGATTCAATCACAGTAAATCGTGATGACGATGATGCGGGTCAGGTTATTGTCCAAGCTGCTCTGACCAGCGATAACGATTATGCTTTCGAAGTAACGTATCAAGACGATACGAATGATTACTTCACTGGCAAAATCATTTCTATTAACACTGTCGCTGGGGGCGCAGATTCGTTGGTTCAGAGAACCATTCAGGTCGAGCGTACCAGAGCCACAGTTACTACCGCTTAAGGTGTAACGTATGGATTTAGCGCAATTCGATCTTATAGAAGCTGCCGAAAGGGGCGTTGATGTTGACATAATCAATCCGATGAACGATGAACTTCTCGAGGATGATGATGGCAAAGTTGTTTCGATAAAAATATTAGGTAAAGATGCTAGGAAGTGGCAGCAAACTGCCAAAAAAATCCAAGCTCGAAACGCTAATAAATATCGCGGCAAAGATGTACCGCCATCACAACTTGAAAAGGACTTAATCGAGATTGCTGCCGAATGCACAATAAGTTGGTCGAATATAGACTTTAACGACAGTAAATTGCCCTGCAATACCAGTAACGCTTTAATGCTGTATCAAAAGCGGAGCTGGATTGCAGAGCAAGTTTTGGCAAAAGCATCAGACAGGGCTAATTACAAGGAAAAGTAATAAGCCAGCTTTTAGAAGATTATGTAAGGTACTGGGCTTGGCTAGTATCTTCATCGAAAGGCGCAAAGAAGGCGAGATTAGAGTCAGTTACTGACCCTGTCTTTCCGGACATTGCGCCTTTTGACTATTTAATAGACCTACTTATGCAAATTGGCCCGATGGATATAACGTGGCCTGATCTAAAAGCATGGCGTGATTTAACAGGAATCTACTTAGACTATTGGGAATTGCATACGATAAAGAAGCTATCAACTTTATTTAGCAATAAATTCCAAGAGTATAACGACACGAATGTTAGCAGTCCTTATCGTGACGTTGATATGCCAAGCGTTGACCAAGCAGCAATTCAGTCTATGCTGCGTAACGACCAGAGGTTTAACAAGTAATGGTTGATATAGCCCGCCTTGAAATACAAGCAGACAGCCGATCGGTAAAAACTGCAAGCAAAAATCTAGGTGAATTTGATAAGTCGGCAGGTCTTGCCGGTGCTGCATTGAGCAGACTTGCTCCGCTTGTTACTGCGTTTTTTAGCGGTAAAGCCTTGGTTGGTTTGGCTAATCAAGCAATGGCATTCAACACTGCTATGGCAGAGGTTAATACCCTACTGGCTGACAGTAATGAACTTGTTAAATTAAACGAAGAAGCAAAAGCACTCGCAGCAACATTTGGCGGGTCACCTACCGCGCAAGCGCAAGCATTCTATCAAGCAATATCAGCAGGCGCAGGAAACGCAGAGGAAGCAACCGCACTGCTCACTGCTGCAAATAAACTTGCAATCGGTGGCGTAACAGACGTTACCACTGCTGTTGATGGTTTGACCTCTATTACTAACGCATACGGTATAGAGACAGCAAAAGCATCGACAGTTAGTGATGCATTTTTTGTTGCTATGCGCGCCGGTAAAACTACTGTTGGTGAGTTATCTGGATCAATAGGTAAGGTTGCTGCTACAGCGGCCACAGCGGGCCTGTCGTTCGAGGAAACGCTTGGGTCGATATCTGCCCTTACTACTCAAGGTATCGCTACCACAGAGGCTGTGACGGGCTTAAAAGCCACATTAAGCAATATCCTAAAACCAAGCAAAGAAGCGAGCGATGCAGCAGAGCAGCTTGGCGTAGATTTCAGTTTGACAGGTTTGCAGTCAAAAGGTCTTGCAGGATTTCTTGATGAGCTTGTTACTGCTACTGGCGGTAACGAAGAAGCAATGCTGAAATTGTTTGGCAGTACCGAGGCATTGAATACTGTTTTTGCATTGACGGGAGGTGCTGCAGGTACTTTTGATCAGATCATGCAGGATATGGCTAATTCTGCCGGTCAGACTGACACCGCGTTTGCAAAAGTCTCTGACACAATGTCGCAAAAGCTATCAGTTCTACAGGGCAAATTTGCAGCTACAGGCGTTGAGCTCGGTAATTTTATTCTGACTGCAAGCGAGCCATTCGTTGATGCGTTAAATGCTAATTTCGATGATTACGTCAACTACTTCAAAGCACTTGGCAAGGCAACATCGACTGCATTGAGTGGCCTTATAGCTATATGGGCGCCTTGGGCAAAAGATATAGCCAATATCATTGGTAATGTTTTTAGTTATTTTGTTGACTTGTTCAAACCAGCAGTCGAAGCATGGGGAAATATGCTTAAACTGTTTCACAGGGCTTGGATGAATTTCGCTGGCACATTTGTCAGAAACGCGGAGATTGCGATACGACGATTTATAAACTATTTCCGTAATGGCTTTTTAAGTGCTCGGGAGTTTGTTGAATTAACCCGTACAAGAATCATTGCTTTTTACGATACGATCGTTGCTCGAGCGCAAGCGTTATTTGAAAGTTCTGAGACTACTGAGCGCAGATTACAAGAGATTGACCGACAACGCCGCGAGAGTATTGAGTCAATTACTGGTCGTTATGACGAGCAAAGGGCTGCAACTATTGCTATCAGCGAGCAGTCAGAAATCACAGATGGTGTGTTTCAAGCACTAGGCGATACAGTTGGTGTTCTTAAAACTACCTTTGGCGAATACAAAACCGCAACAACTAATCTGGTAACTGAGAGCGGTAATCTAGATACTGAGCTAGATAACATCGATACCGGAATGCGTGATATTGACCAGATCGGTACAGATATAACTGGAACAAATGGTGCGCTTACTCGAACCACTACCGGTATGGACAATCTAGCAACGTCCACGACTAATGCAACAAATACTATTGTTGGTCCAAATGGTTTAACGCTTGCCCAACAAACATTTAAAACAGCAGTTGAAAATACCCAATCTGCATGGGCGACACTGATAAGCGACACAATCACAAAAGGCAAAACAGATTTTGGTAGCTTCTTTACTACCATTAAAAATGGCTTTGCCAAAATGGTATCCGAGATTGCTGCACAAAATATCACTAACGCAATTTTTGGTAATGGTGGTATTAGCGGATTTTTAAGTAGTTTATCTAATGGGTTTGGGGGAATCATTCAAACCATTGGTAATGGGCTTGGCGGTATAGTATCCACATTTACTAGCGGTTTAAGTGGCGCAGCAGGTGGCTCTGTAGGTGGCGCCGCAGGAGGTGCGGCCGGTGGTGCAGGTATTGGTGCAGGTGTAGGTGCTGCAATTGGATCGGCAGCAGCTGGCATTGGAAATTTTATTGGTGGCGTAACTGGCAGTGCAGTAGGTGCAAGCGCAACATTGGTAGGTCCACCAACAGCAGCAACAGCGGCCGGAATGAGTGTTGGTGGTGCTTTTTCCGCAATAGGCGGGGCAATAGCCGGTGCAGCAAAAGGCGCATTAGCATTTGCAACAAGTCCAATTGGTATTGCCATTCTTGCCGCAGCAGCTTTAGCAAAAGTTTTAGACAGTGGCGGTACGCCGACATCTAAAGGCGGCTTTTTGAATTATTTAGTGCCGGGAGCGCCTGCAGGGTCAACATTCAATATTGCTCCTTTTGCATCAGGATTCGCGCCAGTTGGATTTAGCGAGATAATGAATAGAAACGAGGCGATTACCTATATTGATGCTTTTAGAGCGGTAGACTCCGAGCTGACTGCTTTTGCTAAATCACAAGGTTTGCAAGTTGCATTAAACAGCAATGACTTTGGTGGCTATAACACCGAAGGCGAAGGCGGTCCAAACGCAGGCGTATTCTGGGGTCTTGCTAGAGAGAAAGGCAGAATGGGCACCGCATTAAATACGCAGCTACAGGAATACACTAACGATTGGCTCATTGCTGTTGCTGGTAAAAACAATGTGCCAAACGATGTATTACAGGGTGTTTTACAAAGCAATCAAGTTGCAGATTTTGTTGCAGGCATAACATCACAGCGCATGGGTTTAAATGATGTTCCTGTTGATAACATGATTGCAAAATTGCATCGTGGAGAGCGAGTAATGACCGCTGGTCGAGCCGATATGACCGATCAGCTTGCCGAAGAAATGAAAGTTATGCGCAGTGACTTTAACCAACTTATGATTCAAGTCGCTAAAGCTACAACCCGAACAGCACGAATTGAAGATAGGTGGGACAAGAATGGCCTGCCGCCTACTAGGACTTAAACATGAAGGTAATTAAGTCAACAACTATTACTGAGGCGATCTTAACTGCTACTGACGTACCAGAGACAGATGAAGCCGAATGGTCAAGTGCTACAACCTACGCTGATGGCGCATTAGTTATGGTTACTGGTACTGGTGGCGGTGCTGCTAGTGCTACGCATGAAATTTACGAATCACAGCAAGGCTCGAATACTGGCAATGACCCTACGATCGATGACGGTACTTACTGGACCCGAGTATCCAGCACAAATCGCTGGAAAATGTTTAACGATATTGTTCAGGAGCAGACTGAGCAAGCTGGCGGTCTCGAAGTTGAATTAACTCCCGCCGCAGTAACTACAGCACTGGCCGCGGTGAATGTAGATTGCGCTGATATCGATGTTGTGATGGTTGACCCTGTAGAGGGTACGGTATTCAGTCAAAATTACCCGATGACAAGCTATAGCGGTATCACTAACTGGTATGACTACTTTTTCGAGGCGATTGTTAGAAAGAATGAACTCGCAGTTATTGGTCTGCCGCCGTATTCGTCAGCGACTATAACAGTAACATTTAATGATGCTGGAACAGCAAAGGTTGGCGCATTAGTAATTGGAACCGCTGCGACAATAGGGGATTCACAATACGGTGCTAGTTTTGGCATCATTGATTATTCGACAAAGAATGTTGACGCGCAGGGCCGAACAACGATCACAGCAGGCGCCTATGCAGATGAAGCCGACATCGATGTTATAATCGAAACCAGTAGATTCGCACAGGTTAAATCGGTACTCACTGACCTTAGAACTACACCTAGTGTCTGGGTACCTGAAGAGAATACAGACGGAACAATTATTTACGGTTACTACAGAGAATTTGATGTTATCTTAAGCGGTCCTGTGGTTAGCCTTTGCAGCATACAGATTGAGGGTTTGACATGACAATTCCAACGGTTAGTCCATTACCTACAGCACCAGCTAGAACTGATCCACCGGCCACATTTGTTACTCGAGCAGATGCATTCCTAGCTGCGATCGTAACATTTCAGGGTGAGTTAAATACTAGCATCGGTGCTATGAACACCGATATCGCTGGGGTAAACGCTGACGCGGATCGAGCAGAGAGCGCAGCAGACAGCGCAGTTGCTTCTGCTAATTTTAAAGGCGCATGGTCAAGTCTCACTGGTGCGCTCAATATTCCTGCATCAGTGACGCACAATGGCTATATTTGGATTCTGCTAAACAATCTTGCCGATGTTACTGCGTCCGAGCCGGGCGTTTCTGCTGATTGGCAAGACCTTCCTATTATCCCTGCCCAAACAGGTCAAGGTGGCAAATTTCTGACCACAGACGGATCAAGCACCAGCTGGGGAACAGTTTCTGCTGGATCAACATCAATGACCGCCACAGGCGCAATATCAG